CATGGGATTCGATGTGATAGATTCAACTACAGGTTTACAACGTATGTACAAACTGCGCAAACTATGATATAATATAACCATGGATAGTAATTGGAATAAGCACACAGGTCTTAAAGATCCTACGTGCGCATTAAAATTTGTATGGTCATCTATAAAACTAAGCGAAGGTACATCCGCTAGTTGCCATAGAACCACATATGATAAGATACCTGAGGGAGACTTTGGTAAATTTCATCATACCCCTACTAAAATGGCTACGCGTAAACTTATGCTGGAAGGTAAATGGCCAGGTAAAGGTTGTGAGTATTGTAAAAAGATAGAAGATGCTGGTGGTATTTCAGATAGAATGGAAGCCAATAGCATGAAATCTGAACTCTTTAGTACAACTAACTGCACAATATTAGAAATGTATTTTAGTAATGTATGTAATCAAGCATGTATATATTGCTCTGCTGAATATAGTTCTACATGGGAAGCCGAAAATAAAAAGTGGGGTTTAACACAAAATATTAATGACTATGCATTAGACTTCTTTCAAGACAAAGAGAATTTTAAAAGAATAAAAAATGAGTTCTGGGAATGGATGGAAGATAATCATAAGCCATTAGTTAAATATAATATATTAGGTGGCGAACCATTCTTTCAACCAGAGTTATTAGAGAATTTAGACTTCTTTGAATCTCACCCTTGCCCTAATTTAGAGTTAACTATATTTACTAATCTAAAATGTCCTGAACAAAGATTTCGTGATACTATGGATCATATAGAATTCTTACGTGCAATAGGTAACCTAGGTCATATAAGAATTATTTGTTCTATTGATTGTTGGGGAGAGGCACATGAGTATACACGTTGGGGATCAAAGCTAGAAGAGTTCGATAGGAATCTTGGTATACTTGCATTAGATTATAAAGATATAGAAACAGAAATCCACATGACTATGGCCGCTACAACAATAAGGGCTATGCCAGAATTAGTAACAAGATTAAACTATTGGAATAATCTAAGAAATCCATTAAGAGAAAAGGCACCTGAAGTAAAGTCAGGTGTGAAAGAGAATTCAAAGATAAAACCTATATACATCTCTGGTAATTTTGTTGTATGGCCAAATCATATGGCACCTGATATATTCCCAGCAGGATTCTTTGCAGATGATTTTAAAAGGTTATATGAAGAGTTAGACAAAGGTGTATGGAAATATCGTATCTATGAACTAATGAGAGGATATGAAAAGTCAATAGATAATACGCCTGTCAATTATGAGATGATTAAATTACTTAAGACTGAATTGACAGATATAGACAGAAGGAGAGGATGCGATTGGAAGAAAACATTCCCATGGTTAAACGATTTTAATACGGATATAAATATTAATACATTATGAATACAACTGAAATACTTGAGATGTGGAAGAAAGATGGCCAGATCGATGAACTAAAATTAGATGATACTACTATAAGGATGGCACGTATCCATAGTAAGTACTTAGAGTTACTTACCATTTCTAAAATGACACGTAAGAAATATGACTTAGAGTATAAGACATTGCTCAAAGATAAATGGCTTTACTATAATGGAAAGTTATCTAAAGAAGAAATAGATAAATTTAAGTGGGAGTATGATCCATTCGGTGGATTAAATAAACCACTTAAAGGTGATATGAATTATTATTATGATGCTGATACTGATATCCAAAGATCACAAGCACTATTAGAAGTACAAAAGATTCAAGTAGAAACTATTGAAGAAATAATGAATACTATAAGATGGCGACATCAGAATATTGGTAACATTATAAAATGGAGATCCTTTGAAGCAGGTGTATGATATTAACAGTAGAAGTTAAAGACAATGCCTTTATCTATGTGGACTGTGATGACAAAGGCATTATACAGGAACTAGCAGAATATTTTACGTTCTTTGTTCCTGGCTATAAGTTCATGCCTCAATTCCGTAACAAACTATGGGATGGCAAACTCAGATTACTTAACATGCGTGACCAATCCATATACTCTGGATTATTTGGTCATATAAAAGCTTTTTGTTTAGACAGAAATATAGAGCTTCAATCAATATTAAAAGAACCACCAAGTAAATATAATCTTCCAGGAATGGATTACCCTGTCGATATGTCTTGGTTTGAAACATTACCAATACCACATATACTAAGAGACTATCAGTTAGAAGCTATTGAACATGGTATTCGAACGAGGTCAGGTCTTCTAGTATCTCCTACAGCTTCAGGTAAATCATTAATAATATATCTCCTTATGAGATATTTTTTAGCTCGTAATGAAGATAAAGTATTATTGATTGTACCTACCACTTCCCTTGTTAGACAAATGTATACCGACTTCTGCAAGTATGCAGATAATGATGATAGCTTTTTTGTTACGGATAATTGCCATGAGATTATGGCAGGTCTTGATAAAGGCCATAAGACTAAACGAGTGTATATATCCACATGGCAATCTATATACAAAATGCAGAAGGGATACTTTGAACAGTTCGGTATGGTTATAGGTGATGAGGCACATAATTTTAAAGCTAAATCATTGACAAGTATATTAACTAAATGTGTTAATGCAAGATATAGATTTGGATTTACAGGTACTCTTGATGGTACACAAACACATAAGCTTGTTCTAGAAGGTCTATTCGGACCACATAAAAACATCACAACCTCTAAAGCTCTTATTGATAGAGGAGATCTTGCAAACATATCAATTGACATATTGTTACTTAAACATAAAGAAGAGCATTGTAAAGAAGTAAGTAAGATGAAATATCAGGATGAGGTAGATTGGATTGTTACAAATGAGAAGAGAAATAACTTTATAAAGAATTTAGCTATCGATCTAAAGGGTAATACATTAGTATTATTCCAGTACGTGGAGAAGCATGGCGAACCGCTGTTTAGATCAATCGATAAAGCAACAGATAATAAAAGAAAAGTATTCTATGTGAGTGGTAAGACACCCGCTGACACGCGCGAAGAAATTAGAGCTATAACTGAACAAGAGTCTAACGCTATATTAGTATGTTCATATGGTACATTCTCTACTGGCATTAATATAGTTAACCTACATAATATAATATTTGCCTCACCATCTAAATCTCAGATAAGAGTATTACAATCTATTGGTAGGGGATTAAGAAAGAGCACATTAGATACCAAGATATATGACATAGCCGATGACCTACATTGGAAATCTAATAAGAATTTTACACTTAACCATGCCGCAGAACGCGTTAAGATATACTCTAAAGAAAGATTTAAATTTAAGATGCACGAAATTAAATTGTTATAAATACATATATGGAAAAGAACTATCCAGAACACATATCAGACATACCAGTCAAATTATATAAATTGGTTTCAGGCGAATCAATTCTTGCATACACACATGATTTAGATGAAGAATCAAGTGGTGCATTAATTGGTATAGAAGAACCAATGAAAGTAATAGTTGAAGAAGACAATCGTTATGTTATGACTCCATGGTTACCATTCTCAAATCAAAAATTACACGTCCTTGAGGATTTTAATGTTATGATTACTTCAGATGTTAATGATGATGTTAAAGCACATTATATGAAAATAATTTTAGATGAGATTAAACAAGATAAGGAATTGTTGGCAGATGAGATGAGGATGGTTAAAGGAAACGCCACCACCCATTAATTATATACTGTCCCTCCGCAGAGATACTCTCTTATTATATCATATAAATAGGTCAATGTACATACTTTCGCGAAAATAAATATGCAAATAACTAGTAATGCCGCAGACAAAGTAGCTGGAATGAAATCAGCAACCGAAAACCTAAGAGTTTATATATCTGGTGGTGGATGTTCAGGCTTTAGTTACGGTTTTAAATTAGATGAGACATCAATTGATGGTGATTATAGTATTGAGAAAAATGGTGTACAAGTTCTGATAGACCCTATGAGCTATCAATATCTAGAAGGAATAACAATCGATTATGTCCAAGACTTACAAGGGGCACGGTTTCAAATAAGTAATCCAAACGCTAAAACAACATGTGGATGTGGCTCATCTTTTAGTATTTAAGTATGTACAATTAAGCGTTTTGTGATATAATGTATATAACATGGAGATATTATGACTGAAAAAATTAAACCAAGAGACAAACCCCATTACGTAAATAACCGACAGTTTTCATATGCTGTCGTTGACTATGTGACCGAGGCAAATGAAGCCAAGATAAATGGAGACAAAAATCCAGTAGTACCAGATTATATTGCTATATGCTTTATGAAGATTTGTGAAGGTCTATCCCATAAACCAAACTTTGTACGATACACATATCGAGATGAGATGGTTATGGATGGAGTTGAGAACTGTCTTAAAGCAATATACAATTATAGAATAGATGCAAGCACGAGAACCGGTAAGCCTAATGCATTTTCTTATTTCACACAGATAGCTTACTTCGCCTTTATACGTAGAATCGTTAAAGAGAAAAAGCAATCAGATATCAAATTTAAATTCATGGAGCAAGCCAATATAGAAGACTTTGTATCTAGCATTGATGTAAATAGTCCTATTGACCAGTCATTCCTTGATACACTTCGTGAAAAAATATCTAAGATTAAAGAAGTCGATACTCAAATTAAAGACTTTGAAAAATCAGAGAAGGTTAAAAAGAAAAAAGGATTAGAAAAGGTAATGAACGATGGATAGAGTGGTGAGAAGATTTTTAATAGTAGGATTTGGTATAGTAGGTAAAGCAGTACATGCTGGTTTATTACAAAATGAAACATACGATGTGGCAGTATTAGACCCACCTCTTGATATGAATATATTAGATGATGGAATTCGTAACTATGCTGACTATAACTTTTATGATGGTATTATATTAACTTTGCCGACACCGCAAGGTCCTGTAGGTGAATGTGATGATATGGCTGTTGAACAATATGTACAAGAAATACGTAAGGTTGCACCAAGAACACCTATACTAATTAAGTCAACGATATCAATTGAGCTTATAGATTTATTAGGTGATGATCCATATCTAACAACTAATCCAGAGTTTTTAACAGAAGCTGATAACCTAAGTGAATTCTTACATCAAAGATTTACTATCTTCGGTGGACGTCAATGTCGATTTTGGTATGATGTATTTCTTCATGCTGGTATTGTTATGGACAATGTTAAGTTTACTGATAAACGAACAGCGGCATTTGCAAAATATGCAATTAATTCATACCTTGCCACAAAGGTAATATTCTTTAATGAGTTAAGAGACTTCTTTGGTCCCAAAGGATTTGATGAATTAACTGAATGCATTTCATTAGACGAACGTATTGGTTCAAGTCATATGATGGTTCCTGGACCAGATAGAGAATATGGATTTGGTGGTATGTGTTTTCCAAAAGATACAAGTGCATTTCTAAGATCTAGCCATGGTAAATTAACCTTATTAGAAAAAGCAAGACAAATTAATGATGATATAAAGGCGGATCGTAGATGGATATAATAATGACAGGATCATCTGGCTATATAGGAAGTCACCTTGCACCATACTTAGAAAAGGCAGGACATAGAATATATGGTTATACTGGTGAGATAACAGAATTCGATTATATAAATGGCAGTTTTGATATGGTTATTCATTTAGCTGCATTGACTGGAGTTCGTAGATCTTTAGATTGGCCTGATGAATATTTTGATACAAACGTACATGGTACGAGAAAGGTATTTGAATTTTGTTATAGACGTAATATAAAATGTATGTATGCGTCAAGTTCAAATGCTTATGAATGGTGGACTAACCCGTACGCTACAACTAAAAAGATTAACGAATTAGATGGACATGACTTTGTAGGCTTTAGACCTCATACAGTTTATCCAGGAAGAGAGGATATGATGTATCATAGAATGACAAAAGA